GCACGTCGCCGTAGCCGTAGCCGTAGCCGTCGCCGTCGCCGTAGCCGTCGCCGTAGCCGTCGCCGTCGCCGTAGCCGTCGCCGTCGCCGTAGCCGTAGCCGTAGCCGTAGCCGTAGCCGTCGCCGTCGCCGTCGCCGTAGCCGTAGCCGTCGCCGTAGCCGTAGCCGTAGCCGTCGCCGTCGCCGTAGCCGTCGCCGTCGCCGTAGCCGTCGCCGTAGCCGTAGCCGTCGCCGTCGCCGTAGCCGTAGCCGTCGCCGTCGCCGTAGCCGTCGCCGTAGCCGTAGCCGTCGCCGTAGCCGTAGCCGTAGCCGTAGCCGTAGCCGTAGTCGTAGCCGTAGCCGTTCATCGCGGCGCGCTGAATCCATTCGATGTCGAGAAAATCAGCGGCTTTGCGGACGATGGCGAGCCCGTGTTTGAGCACGAAGGCCTTCACGCCACCGATGCATGCGCCGGTATCCAGCACGTCGATCACGGTCACGACAGGCTTGTATGCCCAGGCGTTCATGCTGCCTCCCATTTCTCCGCAGCAGCCGGCGTCACTTCGAAAACAGCGGTGACTTTGCGCACATCGATATCGGCGCGGGCGCTGATCTTGCTGCGCGAGGTCGGGCCGGTTTCAGCCAGTTCCATCACGCCACGCGTGGTGCCGAACGAAATCGCCATGCGCGCTTTCTTAAGTTTGATTTCGGTGGCACGCGTGTCGCCTGCATACCCGAAGAAAACTCCGCGATGTTCGGTGCAGACGATGACGGGACGTTCGATGATGGATTTATTTGCAACCATTTCTACTCTCCTGTGAGTCAACGAGTGATGATTGCGAACGCAGCGAAGACCGCGAGCGCAAGGAAAGGGAGGGCCGCCGCTAGAGTCTTGAGCGGGTGCCTGCGCAAGAACTGCTCGCGACGGATGCCGCCGGGCGTCGTGCGCTGCATGCTGTCTAGCAGCGCTAGGGCCGCGAGGCGTTCGGCGTTCATGGCTGCGCCTCGTAAGACTCCAGCCGATAGCTGTATGCGCTGTACGGGTTGAATGCGCTCACCATGCGATGGGTTTCTCGATCGAATACAAGATCAAGCAAAGGCACATAGACGCGTTTCGCAGTGATGCGTACATCAACTGTCTTGGTGGTGGGCGCCGCACTCGGCGCGAGGGCCCGACAAACTTTGACCCTTGCTGTTCCATTGGCTTTCATGGCTGCGCATCCTCGTCGACTTCGCGGCACAGCTCGGCGGCGCGTTGAATTTTGTCTGCTTGCTCGCGTGCCCGCTGCAAAGCGGGTCCGAATACCGCATTAATTTGGTTGAGCGTCTTGGCCATCACGTCCATGCGCTGCATTTCATCGCGCATGGCTTCAGCCATCTTGTCGCCCGGAATAGTGCACATGTCAGCGTTCCTCCATCATGTATTCATCGGCGTCGATCGCCCGCTCCGCGTGGTCTTGCGCCCAGCCATCCAAGATGCCCCGTGCGCGCCGGTCGATTTCACGTTCCACCGCCGCACACATATCGGCCGCGATCTTTTGAGCGCCCTCGACGGACCACGCGCCCGAACAGATTTCATTGATTTCGGTTTCAAACTCGGCACGAACCTTGGCCGCGATCGCATCGTTTGCCGCAAGGTCGTTCATCACTTCTTCTCGCGCGGCGTCAAACGCCATCGCATCGCGATCGTCCGGCGGACCGTCCGCCCACCATTCGCGCGTCATGGCAGCAATCCCCACGCACGCGCCAACAGGATCACGATGGCGATCACCAGCCCGCAGGTCAGGAACGGCCACGTAATCGGATCACGATGTTCTACTTGGTGTCCCGGCTTGGCCGTGCGCCAATCTTGCGTTTGCATGTCACCCTCCTGGTTTGCCCTGATTCGTGACCATCATAATACGGAAAACCGGAATGATGCAACCCGAGATTGTGAACATTTGTAACGCTGCCATTGACGAGCGTTCCGGAAAACCGTATGGTACGCGCATGGACTGGCAAGTGTACATTCTCAAGTTGCGCAAGCGCTGGACGCTGGCGGAAATAGCCGCGCTGGTGCGGGCGCCGGTATCCACGCTTGGCGAGCTTTCACGCGGGGCGACCCGCCAACCGCGCAGCGAACTCGCTTTGCGATTGTTGGCTTTGGGCAAGCGGAGTCGATCATGATGGGATCATCCGTACACATGGGTTGGCTGCGTTATGTTCCCGCCGAGGCCACGCCAAAATTCGTTGCATCGTGCATTGAACGTCATGTCGCACCCGAAGCTTGGCGCGAAGCCATCAACCTGGTTGAAATCGCCGGGTTTGGCGTGGACAAAGACTATCTGCGTGATCGCTGGCAAATTGTGAAGGGGGCGAAACGGCTATCCCATCGCAATGATCCCGATACATCCTCCATGGCGGCGGAACGCGTCACGCAACGCGGCCAACGCGCCGCGCATGTGGCATTGATTGTGGCGGCGGTCTGCGCCGATCCGGGCAAGACCAGCGCCGAATTGGGCGAATCCATCCAACTTGATCGGGTCGAAGCCGCACGTCGTACCAGTGATGCCATGGCCGATGGCTTGATTGCACAAGGCCCGAAACGCAAATGCAATGTGTGCCATTCCACATGCGTGACGTGGTGGCCGATTCAGCGGAAGATTGCAGCATGACGCCGCTCGAAGTCCGCTGTCGCCTGCAACAAATCATCAACATTCGCGTGACGGTCGCAGCCTTCCTGCTGCGTGTTTCGCTTGACAAAAGATGGAGGCGTCCATGAAGGGCATGAGAAATACGGTTGCAATGACTTTTGCAGGCGTTCCGGCCGGTGACACGATCGGAAGCCGCCTGAAACAACTGCGCGAACACCACAATCTTACGCGCAAACAGTTTGCTGATAAAACGGGGCTTGATGAACATCAGGTATACCGATTTGAGACTCAGGGGCAACTTGCGACGAAAGATCAATTCCCATCATGTGATGCTGTGGCCAGATTGTTTTGCGTACAACCCGTTTGGCTGTACGCGGGGAGTATGGCGCCCGAAAAGCTTTGGCCTGATTGGTGGCGCCCATGAACCTGATTCCACTCCCCTACCGCATTCTGATCGGCGTTGGCCTATTGCTGGCGTGCCTGATTGCCGGTTATCTCTACGGCTCGCGCGTCCGTGGCTTATCCGACGACAAGGCCCTTTTTGCCCTGCAAACGGCGCAGTCCAAGGCCCTCATCAAGGCCGAAGATACGGCGCGGCTTGCACAGGCACAGGCCGACGCGGCCACACTGGCGCAACAGCAAGCTGCCATCACGGAAGCCCAACAAGCTGCCACCAGTCATGCGACAACGATCCAGACTCAAGCGGATCGCATCACGGCATTGCAGGCAAAGATTGCCGATGAGGCCAAGGCAAAACCGGATGTCGCAACGTGGTTGGCGCAGCCCGTTCCCGCCTCCGTCCAATCCGCTGCCGGAGGCAATCCGTGAGAATCTTGATCATTGCGATATTGCTGGCCTTGGCAGGTTGTGCCAGCGCCCCTGTCGCTGCCCCGCCACAGATTGTGACCGTGACGAAAGTTCAGTACGTGCCGATGCCGACTTCCGATTTGGTGCCCTGTATCGCGCCTCCCACGGGGATTAAGACCAATGCCGATTTATTGTGGGCTTGGCAGCACGCGCTGGCCGCCCTAGCGGTTTGCAACGCACAGATTGCCGATCTTCGGCACTTGAACAACAAGGTGAAACCATGAGCAAGGCGATTCGGTGGACCGAAGATCAGCTTTCGGCGTGGAATGCTGGGCGCAAGCAGGCGTTGGAGGCCATCAAGCCAAAACCTGCCAAAAAGACAGTCAAACCACGAGCAACGTCCAAGGGAGAATTGCTGCTGGACGCGCAGTTACGAAGTGTCGGCATGGCGTTCATCCCGCAATACAAGCCGATTCCGGGGCGCAAGTTTGCTTTCGATTATTTCGTTTCGCCTGACCTGTTGGTCGAAGTGCAGGGCGGCGTGTACGCCAAGGGCAATTCTGGCCACACTTCCGGAACCGGCATCACGCGCGATTGCGAGAAGGCGTCGCTGGCTGCCGTGATGGGATTCCGGACGATCCTTGTTACCACGGCCCACGTCAACAACGGCAAGGCGCTGGAATGGATACAGGCGGCCCGCAAACATGGCATCCAAGCGCTGATGCTGAAACGCCACGAGGAACACACCCATGACTGACATGCAATCGCTGATCCTGCACGATGAAGGGCTACGCATCTGGCCGTATGTAGACACCACCGGGCACCGTACGTGGGGCGTGGGGCACAACCTCGATGCCTCGCCACCGGCAACCGACGTGTGGGCGCTCCTGAATCAAGCGGCCATGCTGCAATTCCAGCACGATCTGGATGCCGTGCTGGCGGTAGCGTCTACCGAGTCCTGGTGGGCGTTGCTGAATGATGTCCGCCAAGCCGCCATCGCCGACATGCTCTTCAATCTCGGCACCGGGTCGATTGCGACGTTCAGTGTGTTCTTCGGCTACATCGCCGCCCAGCGCTGGCAGGCGGCTGCCGATGATCTTCGCGCCACGAAGGTTTACCGGGAGCTTCCAGTCCGCTACACGCGCCTCGCCAACATGATCGAAACGGGGCAGTGGGCCGCGTGAGGCACACGCGCACGGATTTCAACTCCCGTTGACTTGTTTTTCAATGCCTTGTGTTTTGAGGCTCTCGATCAAGCCCGTCTTAATGTACCTTTTGGAACCCTCATGGCCCGTCCGATCCCCTTCAAAAAGCTGCTGGAACGTGAAATCCGCAAGGTCATTGAGGCGGCATCTGCGCTCGAACCCGCCCTTCGTCTGGACGCCTTGAAGCTGGGGGTGGACTGGCAAAAGGCCATCAACAAGGATTCCGATGCGTCCGAACGCGGCGCCTTCTTTGCCCAATCCGAGGATGAAGCCGATGACTGATCCGCAACTGCCGCTGGAACCCTTGAAGGAACGCAACGTGAGCCCCGTGGTGCGTCTCGAACAGCATGAGGCTACGGTGGCAAGGGTCTTGCTGCGCGTGCTTTCAGGACGCGCCACGGCGGTCGCAAGTGTGATGTTGGTATTCGCCTTGGCCTGTTGGGCCATGTGGCAACCAAGCCTGCTGCGGCTGGCCGTGGCCGGAGGCTTTGCCCTGTTCAGCCTTGTGGCGCAGATGTTGGTGGCGTGGGCGGAGCGTTAATGGGGCAAATACTCTTTTGCCTGTTGTTCATGTAGGGCTTCCGCGTACGCATCGGCATCTTTTTCGTTGTCGAACACACCCAACAATTCGCCCGTCTTGCGGAAGTGTTCAATTGCATCCTGATTGGATACGACCTTATTGCCTACGACCGTAGGTATCAAGGTAGCGCGCCCTTTGTCATCGGTTATCGTTATTGATCGAACCGTGCTGATTGATCCATCTGCATTATGTACAGTGGGGCGTGCCGACAAATCGATGTTCCCCGCTTGAATAAGTCCAGTTGGTCTTGGAATGGCCATGAATACAGGCGCATGCACATGGACTGTAGATGCCGCAGGTATTAATGGAGCGTTGAGCGCACCCCATTGGGCTTTCAGCTCGGCCTGCTGCTGGGGCGTCATGCGCTTCCACATCTGCTGCTTGACCGTGGTGTGGAAGTAGGGAAGGTATTGGGCCAGCATGGCCATGCCGTCGCCGTAGTCTTGCATAGACTGCCAGACGTGCTCCTGCCCCTCATTCTGCTCGTTCTGCAAGGTCATGGCGGCACGCGGCGAGCGCAGCCGCTTGCGTAGCGCCCGCAGCCCTGTCTTGGTCAGCGGCGTATCGGGGTGCAGCGTGTTCCACTTGGTCTGGAATTGGCGTTCGGCAATGCGGTAGGCGCCGAAGTCGCCGCTGCCCTGCCCTTCTTCGAACAAGTCGCGCAGGTTGGCGCGGTTCTCGGCTTGGTAAAGCTGGTTGCTGGAATAGGTTTCCTGACCGCCAAGGATCGCCGACACCCGGTAAATCTGCTCGATGGGGGCCGGGGTGGAAACGTAGGCCGGAGCCTTGTTGATGCCCGCGAAAGCGGCGATGGATAATGCCTTCTGTTCGGCAGGCGTGACGTTGTGGACTTGGCGTTCGGCCTGGGCGATGGAAATCGGCAGGTTGCTTTCCATGACGGCCTTGAACCGCTGGGCGATCTGCTGGATCGCCGGGGCGTAAGGGTCGCTGATCTTCTGGTTCATCCAGTTCTCATTGGTGATGAACTGGTCGAAGCTGTTGAAGATGGGGGCTGCTTTGTTGGCCAGCGTCTCGCGGGTGCCCTCGAACACGCCCTTGTCGCGGGTGTTGTAGAACTCGGCGCCAAAATCGTTCATGAGTGACGGCAACTTGACCCGGATCGCTTGGCCCTGTTTGTCAGTGCCGACGATGGGGTAGATGCAATCTTTCAAGGTTTCCGGGTCCTTGCCGCTGAACGCCTTGGTGACGATAGCCCCGGCCAGACAGGCGTAACCCGCGTACAGGGAGGCGTACAACGCGCGGCTGCGCATCTTTTCACGTTGCTCGCCGGTCGCCGCATCGAACAGCTTGTGTACCGCGTCCTTGCCGCCACCACCGAATTGGCTGGCAAGGCCGAAGTTCCAGCCGAACGAAAGCATCGATCCCTGAAACGCCGCCGCGAGCAGCGGGTGCATGCCCAAAAGCTTGGTGTTCATTTCCCCGAACCGCTGATCGATCTCGCGCCGCGCACGCGCAAAGGCCACGCGTTCGGCAGGCGATCCGGGTTCAACGGTGGGGTTTGCCTGGTGCCAGCGTTCCGTGTCGGCGGCGAAGGCCCGCAACTTCACCAGCGGCACAAACTGATCCATCATCGGATAGCCAAGCGAACGCAGGAAAGCCGGAATCGTCCAGCCTGCCGCACGCATGTAGCCCGAGGCCGTGGCATCCTGCACGCCTTCGAGGAACTTGGCGTGCGCCACGTTCGTCCATTCGGGGTTGTGGATTTCATAGCCGCCCACCGCCGCGCGCCGCAGAATTTCTTGTGCAGGCGTTTTGAGGATGGACGGATCGGCGCCGTGGCGTACGACATCGATCACGTCAAGGAACGGATCGCCGCCCTCCGGAAATTCCACGGCCTTGGTCTTTCGGTTGAACCGGATGCCGCCCTGTTTACCCGAAGCGATTTTGCGGATGCTGCGCGCGCTCAACTTGGCGCCGTTCACCTTGGGCCGATCCGCCGTCGTGAACATCTTGCCGAATGCCTTGGCCGTGTCCACGACGCCGCTCGGTGTCAGTTTGTTGTCGATCAAGGAAAGCGATTCAGCCAGCCCGTGCAGGGGCCGCACGAACACGCCGATGTGGATGCCGTGGAAGGGGTTGAAGCCGAACAGGACTGCTTGTGCGGAATTCTTGACCACCCCTACTGCGCGCAGCGTGGCCATCAAGTTGGCCTCGAATCCCATGAACGGCTTGGCCAGCACGTTCTTATTCATGAAGGACACAAGATCGGCTTTCCCCGCATAGCGTACCAACCCGTCCGGCGATTCGACCGTCAGTTCATCCGGCTTGGGGACGTAGGACTTGGGCACCACGCGCAACCCGCCATGGATTTTCTGCCAGCGCATTTCCGCCCGACCGATGGCGCGTTCCTGCCCGCGCAGCCAGTAGTGGAAATGCACGGCAGGGTTCATGGACAAGGGTTCAACCCCGGCATCCAAGAGATTGTCCATCGTATCGAAGGCGCGTTCCTTGCCGGAAAGCCCAAGGTTCAAACGTTGGGTCCAATCCTTGGGCCGCGCGTACTGGGGGAAGTATTTGGCGCGCTTCATTTCGTTGACGGGATCGGCCGCCAGTCTGCGCTCTTCCATGCCACGCGCGAAGATATCTTCGTAGAACTTGTCGATGGACGCCCAATCCGCCTTGTCGCCCAAGTGATCCGGCATCGGCGCGCCTTTCTGGAAATGCCGCCACCACGCCGCCAAGTCCTGATCATTCATGCGCGCGAATACCTTGCGGATGCCCGCATTGACGGCTTCCATCCGTTCGCGTTCCATCGCGCCCAGCGCCATGGTTTGCGCGACGTGGGCAATGTCAGCTTCACTCGCCTTGCTGGTCGCGCCCGAGTACACCTTGTAAAGCCCGCTACGCACATCACGAACCTTGTTCCCGAAGGCGGCTTTCAGGCTTCGCTTGGCCTTGAGCGATGCAAGATGCTCCTTGGCGCGTGGCGTCAGGCCTTCCAACCCATTCTCATCCCGTTCCGGGATTTCATGCGACAAGGTTTCGAGATCATCGAACTCGCCCGGCTCCTTGTCCAAGCCCTCAAGTTCGTTGAAACTCAATCGCAACGCGCCAATATCTGTACCGGCGAGTTCAGCCATTGCCGCGAGGTAGTCGTGCCAGTCGCCGGTGTACTGTCCCTTTGGGATGCCCGCATGGCCGGGACCGCCGCCGCGTAACAGTTCATCCGTGCGTGCGGCGCTCTGCTGGGCCGTACTGAAATCAGCATCGTCCGCATGCGCTTGGGCCGCGTCGTGCAGGGTGCGCTGATAGTCAAGGATCGAATCGGCCTGCTGGTCCGATACTGACTCGAACGCATTCTTGTCGAAGATGCTGCGGATGTTGGCCGGATCGAATACCGCAATTTCATCAACCACGTTGCCGTTGTGGAAGATCACGCCATCGTGACCCGCCGCCTTCGCCTGTTCCAGCACCTTTTCCTGATCGGCAAGGTTGAAGGTTTCGTACCGGGCATGTAGTGGATTGCGCAACTGCACATGCACGGGGCGCAGGTTGGCCCCCGGCTTGCTCGTGTCGGCGAAGGCCCCGGCATAGTCAGGATTGGGCGACGTGTAGATGCCAATGCTGCCGCCCCTGCCGCCCCGGCCATAGTTGAACACGCTATCAGCTTCGGTCTTGAAATCGGTGAAGTCGCCGTTGGTGCCGTGGTAGACCGTCAGCGGTTGGCCGTTCTCGTCCTTGTACGGCGTGAATGTATTTTCTTCTTCGCGGCTGCGGTTGAGATCATGGTATTGATCGCGCTGTGCTTGCCGCGCCGCTTCCCGTTCGATCTCGGCATCGCCCGTGTCGAACAGCGTGTCCTTGGGCTCCGCCGATGCTGCCGATGTTTCTTCCGCCTTGGCACCGGGACGCTCGGGCACCCGTACTTCATCGGGCACTTCGCGCTTGGTGGAAAGGGGAACCGCAACATCCTTGTCCAGCAATCCCGTGGCGCGTCCGATAGCGCCGCCCGCTTCGCCTAGTCCTTTGCCGCCTACCAGCATCAAACCAGCCGATCCGGCCTCGAACGCGTAGTGCGCCCATGCCGAAGGGTCTTTGATGTCCGCCGTGTATTCCGCCTCACCGGCGTGGGTTGTTTCAGTCAAGGGCGCAAACAACATGCCCCACGTATTCCACTCGCGTCCCAGCGCAGTCACCGGTTGCGGAGCAGGCACGAAATTCCCGATGGATGTTTCAATCTGCGCGCCCTTGGCGGGTTGCCCCGCCGCCGTATATCCCACGCCCGCCGCCCAGCCCACGATTGAAGTCGCGCCATGCAGCGCGCCCTGGATGGGCACCTGCACCAGTTCCCACATGGATTGGCCCGGCTCGTCCTCGAAACTCTGGCCGTTGGCGATGGCGCTGGCGATCTGCTTTTCCTGCGACTTCACGCCTTCGATGTAACGCTGTTCAAACCGTTGTGTCACGACGCCCGCTTCCGTCATGGGCTGGTAGTGCGGCGTGAACTTGTCGGCTTCGGCTTGGGTAGCAGCTTCGAGCTTGGGTCCACCAATCACGCCCGCAATCGATTGCGCCACGCTGCCAGCGCCTTTTGCGACGGCAGTGGCTTCACCCGTAAGGGTTGCGCCAAGCACGTCCAATGCGGAACGCATGAAACCGGACGAAGGCTTGCTGCCCAATTTCGGAAGCGCGCTGTCTGACGCCTTCGGCCCCACATCGGGCAAATCCTCCAAAGGCACCGGCGCGGTATCGGCCACGGATTATCCACCGAGCTTGATGGAAGAAAGCCCTTTCTGCTTGACGTAATCAGCCACGCTCACGCCTGCTTTCTTGGCCGCAGCCGCCACATCGGCGGCGCTGTAGCGCTGTCCGCTGGTCGCAACGTAGATCGTCGTACCCGTTTTGGCCTTGGGTGCAGCGGTTGTCGTCGCCGCATGATCGGCCTTGGCGGCTGCGCGCACGGCGTCCGCGACCGGTTTGGGTGTACCCGGCGCCAACTGGATTTTCACGCCTTGCGGCAAATCGCCGCCCAACATGCGCGATTCGATGTCCGTATCGTCCAGCGTGGGCGTCTTGCCCGATTCCAGCAACTTGTTCGTGCGGAGCCAACTGATCGTATGTTGCAGGGCACTCGGCCAATCGCTGCCCGACTTGTGCATGTAATCCTGCGCGATGGTGGCAATCTGAAGCGATGCCATCTGATGGTCCTGCTTCCATGCGCCGCGTGCTGCCGACAACGCTGCCGTCGCGTTCTGTCCGGTGAATTCCGCATTGGAAAGATCAGGTGCCGCGAAAGGAAAGGCCTGCGACATCGCATCATTGACGGCGGTGACGGTCACGCGCTTGTTCACGGCTGCTGCGCCCTTGTGGGCGGTTTCGGCAAGTTGGATACGCTTGTCCATCAAAGTCGTTTCCGTGACCCACTTGGCGTAGGCATCGGCCTCGCTGTTGTTGATCTTGTTGTAGACCGGCATGTTCGCGCCCGTGATTTTGAGCAACGCAAGCTTTTCATCCAGCGTCTTGGAATTGTCGTTCTGGATCGCCTTCAATTGCGCCTGCGTATCCTTCACCTGGTCAAACATGGTCTTGACTTGCGTGTTGTATTGGCTCCACGCCTGCTGATACCGCTCCTTCATGCCCTGCGAAAGCCCGGCCAACCCGCCGCCCAAGGCCGACATGGCTCCGGTCACCCCATCCAACGCGCCTCCGATCAAGGCGAAGATGCCGATGATGGGGAGGGTCTTGCGCAGCACTTGCGCGCGGTTGATGGTTATCAGGCGCTGGCGCTGCTGCATCAGGTTCAGGCCGTGCATCTGCTCGTCATACATGGCTTCCATGCGTTTTTGTTCTGCGGCGCCCGCGGCCTCGCGTTGGTCAAGCTGGACTTCGAGCGGCGCAATCTGTTGCTGTTGGGCTGCACTGGCAGCCCCTGCGCTGGCGCGCGTCTGATCGTACATTTTGGCGATACCCGAAAAGCCGCCCATGTCGCTGCCAAGTACAGGCGCGGCGGGCGAAGGCTGTTGGGGCGCCGCGGGCGCTTGCTGGATTGCTTGGGTTGCCATGAGATTCATTCCTCTGAATTAAGTTGCGCCGCCGACGGCCCCGCCTACATACCCACCGACTTCGGCGCCCAGCATAGCCCCGGCAGGGCCACCATAGACGAAGCCGACCACGGCTCCGGCAATCTCGAACACCTTTCCGATCAAGGCGCCCTTTTCCTTCTTTTTTTCCTGTTCGATTTTCATCCACTGATCGTAATCGGACACCGACAATTTCAGCGCCGTCATCGCGCCTTGCGTGTCCATCACCGACCATTGCGATTGCGCGACCAGAGCTTCTTCGTTGAACAGCGCGCCCGGATCGGCGGAAAGGTTGCTGAAACCGTGCGAGGCCATGTACTGGCTGTAATCGGACTGGGCGTTCTGCTGCCACGCCGAAAGCACCTGCTGCTGTTGCTTCGTCACTTGGCCCGGCGCGACAGGGTTGGCGAAGCCAAGCGAAATGCTCGCAAGGTCGTGCAGCATGGAACTCTGTTGGGTGGGCAAACCATTCGGCATCGCCACGGCGCGCTGCGTGGGCGTGCCCGTTTCCGGCACAAAGCCCGATCCTGTTGCTGCCGTGGCCGGGGCGTGCATGATCTGATTGGCCGCTTGCGACGGCGCAGGGGCGGCTTGTGCTGGCGTCTGCGGGGCACGCGCAAGCGAGGCCATGGCAGAGCCTTGCCCCATGCCAGATGGCGCTACAGGGCTTGGCGTTGCGGGAGCGGGAGCGGTCGTCGTGGCCATCATGCGGTCGCCATATCAGGAGCCAATTCGGAACTGCCGCCCGTCGCCCACAAGTCGCCCACGGAGGATGCGCCCGTGTAGCCGGTGGACATGTCAGTTCCCGCCTGCGGCGTTTGGCCGGAACTGGAAAGGATGCCTGCGGCGGAATCAGCGGCTTTACCCAACGCATTCGCCAGGGCGGCGCTTTGTTCCTGCTGCACGCCCGCAAGATCAGCGGCCTGCCCACTGGAAATCGACAAGTAAGCCATGCCGGTATTGAGGTCCGTTTGCAGGATTTGTTGGGTCAGTGAGAGCTTGGAAAGGTCGATCACGCTGCCCGCCCCGGCCTGCATGCCGCCCGATGCATCCCCTTTCTTGACTGTACCGACAAGATTGGCAAGGGACGAATCGCCCAGCATGCCGCTGTTGGCGAACTGTTGCAGCGTACTGGCGGTCTGGTTGGTGTCGGCAAGGTTGGCGACCGCTTGATTGGGCACGTTGAGCTTGCCCGAGTTGTACTCTTGCAGGAACGGTTGCGCCTGCTGATAGGCCATGGCCTCGGCAGGGGTTTGTGAAGGCTGTGAGGAACCGCCTTTGCCGCCCATCAGCATAATCTCTTGATGATGTCGCCGTCGTCCGTGGCCTCGAATCCGCGCTTCAATTTCCGGCTCACGCGCAACCAGCCGGGACGGCCGCCAATCCGGATTTCATCGACCCGGTAGCGCCTGCACTCGGCTTCCCACGCATCGTACCACCGAAGGACGCCTTTCAAGTCGCCCGCCGCATAGCAGACGCGGGCAAGGATGCGGGGGCCTTGGCAATGCACTTGCACCAGCCCCAGCGTCCCGGCGTGCTCCCATGCGTGCAGGATGCCCCGCTGGACAAGATCAAGCATCAACGTTGGCGTTGGAATCGGGATACCTTCGACTTTGCGCACGATACGGGTTGCCATGGCGCGTATTTCATCGGCGCGCAGGATCACTTCAAGATCGTTCAACTTTCTCATTGGGGCGACTTCCCGTGCATCCAGACGCCTGCACCGCCGCCGCCCGTGATCGCCCCCGCGCCGATCCCGAAGGATTGCCAGTCGAACGCTTGCCCGCGCCACAGTGCGTAGGCGCTCTGCCCGATGAAGGCCAGCGCCATGCACGCCATCAGGACGCGCGACAAATCCCATGTGCCGTTGGTTTGCTTGAACAAACTGGCGAGCACATTTCTCATCAACGAATGACGCCCATGTGATAAAGCGTGGTCAGGAGCGCCACGGTCGTGGCCAGCAAGGCGCAGAACCACGCGATGGCCCGCCTGCCGCCCGTGTTGGCGGTCACGATGGCATTGATCTGGTCGATCTTGCCAGTAATCAGGCGAAGTTCATCCTTGATTTCATGCTCGATGATGGCTACCCGTTTCTCAAGCATCGTTGTCCTCGCATCAATGGCGCCGAGGAATCTCTGAATGTCGAAATCATCCACTTCAAACCCCTGTTTCATGTTTCGGTGAGTGTTCTCTAAATTTATTCAATCATGTTGATTTACTAACGATTTGCGTGATACCCATAAATGTCAAGATAAAATCCACTTGTTGGAGAACTGGTATAAAAGTAATCAACATTTTGATTATCATCACACGTGAAACTCACTATTGCCCCTGCTCGAGGTCCTCCAGGCGCAACACCTAATACCCCTCCGGGCGACGGGTTCATAGGATTCCCGAAATTTACAAAAACGCTAGTATCAGTGTTAGTTAGTTCAAATATGCAATATGTTGCCGTAACAGGTATCCCAATCCCAACCGAGAACGCAGTTCTCGTTGTCGCCATGCCATTTGACAAAGCACGCAACCCATTAGTATTTGGAGGAACACCATAAAATATGTTTCCACCTGAATCCATCTGAAAGGGCTGGATACTGGCACTTGCATTGGTGCGCACACTCCCCACATACCGACGTGAGTTGTCCCCCGTTTTCTGGTACGCCGTGCCGTTGTACAGAACCGGCACCGTCGTCACGCATTCAATCGCAGGCGTTCCGGCGTTGCTGTAAAGGTAAATGTGATACCAAGTCGAGGCCGTGAGTGAAAGACCCGAAAGCGTCATGGCATTAGGACATGCCAGCACATTCGCAAGACTCGGAATGTAGGCATTGCCGCTGGTGACCGTGATCGACGTCCCGCTCACCCACTGCATTTGCAGGCCGTCGATGTAGCCTTGGGGAATCACGATGCCCAGATTGGTGCGCGAAGTTGACGCGCTGGCAACGTCCGAAAGATTGTTCGTGGTCACCAGCGCGTTCGTGATGCCATAGCCTGCAACCGTTGTCGGCTTGCTGCCGATCTGCGCAAAGGTGTAGTCATTCGCCGCAGCGATCACAGCACCTGTGCGCCCGAATACGGACGTGACGGGGAAGGCGATAGCCGTGCTCCCCGCGACCGTCAAGCGCCCATCGGTGCCTACAGTAAAGGTCGCCACATGCGTCGAATCACCATACGCTGCCGCTGTCACGCCACTGTTGGCAATCGATGGGTTGGGGTAGGTGCCCGCGAGGCTTCCACCTGCTGGGCCTGAAGGGGGCAACGATGAAGGGAAAGCGATAGCCGTTGATCCTGCCACCGTCAGCCTTCCATAGGCATCCACGGTGAAGGTTGCAACGTGCGTGGCGTCGCCATAGCTTCCTGCCGTGACGGCTGTGGTGGCAAGGTCAATCGTGGGCAAACCTGCCGAGGCGTTGCCATTGGCGACCGTGACACGTCCTGCGGTGCCCGTGATAGTCGCCGCCTTGGTGCCCGTGATGCGGCCCCATGCGTCCTTCACCAGCGCCAGCAAACTACCGGTGCCGGAATCGGCAACCGTCGCAAGATCGAAGGTCGATACGCCATTGCTGCCAACCGTGTCGGTCAAGCGACTGGTGGATGCCACGGCCATAGTGGAGGCGACCGTGTAGAACCCTTTAACGCCCGTAGGCCCAGTGCCGTAGTAGTACGTGTTGCCGGGCAAGCCCCCGCCGCCTTGATCGCTGACCAGTTTGATGGTGGTCAGGTTGGCTGTCGTGGTGGTGACAATGGAATCTTCGCCGATGATCGTTACAGGCGAAGTCGGTCCCAACGTGCCTGAATTGCCGCCCGTCTGCGCACCGACCAGTGTCGGTACATTGCCTTGATCCACAGATGATACGGCGTAGCGAAACGCCGCCCGAGAATCCTGCACGCGTGAGAGGTCCATGCCCGCAAGTGCCTGCTGGATCGCTTCCTGCATCGGATCGCGCTCAAGGCTGCTTTCGTTGGAGACAATGATGGCCATGGGTCAATTTTGCACAAGGATCGTGACGGGAGACTGATCGACGGTGACGCTCGGGCTGGGGTTGGGCAGGATCGTATCGACGATGATGTTGCGGTTCGGCCACGGCGTCGAATCCATGAACTGGAAGAAACACGCGCCGATGGATGTGCCAGGTGAAGCCGTCAACTGCGCGCTCAACGAAAAATAACGATCCAGCATGTTCACCGTGGTTGGAAGGAACATGTTCTGCGGGAGCAAATTGTTGACGCTTTGCAGCATGTTCACTGCCTGCGACCGCGAGACGTACCCTAGCAATTGCAGGGTCAAGGAGATTGAAAGCGAAGTCGGGACGGGTTGC